GCCATTTCTGTACTTCTTCCTCAGGAATAGAGAATAAGACAGAAGCATAATACTTATGTAAATCTGCTCCTTCATTAATCTTATCTTTCATAACAGATTCCCCAAAAGCATCATAAAGTACTTGAGCTAGGGTAGCTAATTCAATTGCACTATAATCTGTTATTAAAAGAGTATTCCCTTCAGCAGCTTTAAACATAGACCTAATCTCGCCATCTCTAGGTAACTGTTGTATATTAGGAGAGGAGCATCCAGTTCTTCCTGTATTTTTTAATAAATCATATCTTGGATGAACTCTATCTCCTGATAACTTCCTAATAAAGAAAGTAGTTTTTTCTAGTTTTTTATATTCTAAATAATTAGCTATAAAAGGCTCCTGTTTGTAAACCTCTAATTCAGTTTCCTTCATAGAATAATCCCCTTTTTCCGTTTTAGGTAAATCTAATTCCAAATAATCAATAATGTTATTATATACTCCTTGATTACCTTTTATTCCTTTAACCCAACCATAGGTACACATTATATCAAAGCATTTATTCATTTTAGTTTTTAATAAGGTTAGTGCGGCTCCGGCTTTACTTTCGTCAAAGCCTATTCCGTTTTTATACATTCTATTTAACGCTAAAGAACCTAATAACTGTATATGATGAGATAACATTGTTAAAGAACCTGTTTTAATGATATCTATTTTAAGAGCTAAATAACTTCTAAAGGTGGCTATAACGTCAGCCGCCCCATATTCTAAAAACTCTATAGGTATTTTATCTATTGGAATATTTTTAAATTGTTCAAAGTTACATCTTATTTGTGAAATCTTCTCCAGCGGTATGTTAAGAACTTCTTGAGAGATCGTAGCCAATCCATACTTATTAGGGACACAACCAACAGTAGCCAAGCCAAGTAACCTATACATAATAAGTATGTCATATATTGAGCCATCTTCTATTTTTCCTTTAAATCTGAAATCTGTATTTTTCTCTATAACATCAATATCAAAAGAAGCATTTGCAAAAACGAATACTCTATCTTCATGTTGATTTAGAAAGGTAAATACTTTTTCTTTAGATACATAAAAAAGAGACTCCCCATCATATACTTGAAAAGTAATTAGATCAGGAGTCTCTGTAAAAGGAACTACAGATGTTTCTGTATCGATAGCAAGAATTCTCCCTAAGCTCTCATCTTGCCAGAATTGTATTGTGTAGTGCTCACTATCGAATAACATCTATATCCTTATCTTCTCATAAAGCGTTTGATTTTATTTCTATCCTTATATCCTGGATTAGCTTCTATTGCCGTATTTACGAGAAGTTCTTTACCTACTAAGGATTCTAAAGCTAAAGAGTCATTACCTAAGCTCTCAAATCCTCCATTAATCCCTACTGATTTTAAAAACTTATCCAATTGTTCTCTTCCAATTGACTGAGCTTTAGCACTAGTATGGTTAATTAAAAAAGTATGAAACAATAATCTCTTTTCATAGTCTCCTTCTGTAATAGAAAAAGAGGCATCTATATAAGAGCCGTTTCCACTTTTAGTTTGTTTTTCAGTAACTCTATTCAAAGCTACTACATATTCTCCATCTGGAACTGGATCATACGCTTTCTTTTCTTGATTTCCTTGTGTCTGAACATTACTAATCATAAATGTTTCTCCTTGTATATGGCAAGTTAAAGATCAGAGAGTTTATCTTTATGATAATCTCTATGTAAGCCTTCTAAAAATTTATCTAATTCTTTTGTATGATACTTTCTTATTCCAGTAGAAATTAATTCTACTACAACCATTTGAGCATCTATATCAAAGTTTTCTAATTGCCCTCCATTCATTAAATCTGCTATTACTTCCATTATAGTTTCTTCATTTAAGTGGTTCATTTTTCCCTCATATATTGTTTCTTAGATAATCTATAAATACTACGTTTTGTTATAATAGTATCTGTCCCATCTTCAGATTTTATAGTCTCAAATATAATTCCATTATGGGCACGCATATATTGTCTCTTTTTACGAGGATCGAATCCCGTTATTCTTCTAAGAGCTCTTGCTAGTTTTCCCCGCACTCTTTTTTCCTTTAGTTGTTACTTTATTGCAACAACAAGTATTACTATGAACAATTTTTAATAAATCCATTAGTTCATCTATTTTATTACTCATGGTATCTAATTTCTTTAACCTATCTAATTCTAATTCTCTATTCGTCGGCATTTTTTCTCCTTGTCATTTGATATATTAACTGTAACGATATCGATACAAAAATACATATTAAATCATATATAACTAATGTTTGTAGTATAGTCAATATTAAATCTATCTTATTTGTCACTACCATCTTTAAAAACTCCTTGTTTCTGTAATAACTCAATAATTTGACTTCTAAGTTTTTTTTTACAAAAATCAGATGGGATATCTAATTCTCCATTATATATAAATTCTTCTAATTCTATTTTTCTATCTCTTAATCTTTTTCTTACATTAACCCAAAAATGTATATCATATCTAGGAGGACGCCGATCAATATAATAAGATATCTCTTTTATAGCCTTATCTAATTCTATTAACATATCTACTTTACTCCATAATGCTGTCATCTGATGAGTCATCTTTAAACTCCGCCCAAGAAGGTAAGTCTACTTCCTGTATACCTTCTTTATAATAAATACCTGTTTTTCTAGATTTAAGCAACTTTTTAATTGCACTTTTATATTTACGTCTACCATTTTTTAATAAGTTAGCTGAGGCTTTTAATACCCCTATATCATTATTTTGTTTATTTAGAAAGACAAATAAGAAGTCATGATCTTTTCCAGTATATTCTTTAAAGGCATCTACATATAGAGCAGCACTTAAATCATAATCAAATCTCATAATTGTTTTAGCAGCACTGAATTTATCTACTTGATCAGATGTAGTTTTTAAATCTATAACCAATCCTTCTTTAATATAATCGGCTCTAACTTTAATTGGTAACCCTTCTAAAACTGTACATAAAGTATGTTCAGGACAACCATCTTGTATTAATCCTTTAGTTTCCTTATTATCATTATATGCATTTATAAGACTAATCGCTGTAAGTTCTTGAGATTTAGTAAGAATAATTTTATCTGTATTGTTTTCTTTAAATTCTGTCCAAGCTTTGCCTCTTCTTGTTAACCCTTCAAATATAATAAATTCATCTTCTGTTTTCTCTGGTTCCAGAATTAAAGAATGTATATAAGATCCAAAGTCATATGCACTTTTATATATCTCTTCTTTAGTCTCTTTTAAGATATATTTTCTATAATATTCTCTAGAATCTTTTAAAAATAATTTAAGAGATGAAGATGACTCAAAATTCCTATCTTGATGATAATCTTCATTAGCTATATCTTTATTAATTCCTAATTTCAATTTCATTTTTTTTCCTTATTTCTAGCTTTAATGCTTTCTGATTCAAAATAATCTAATACTGCTGTTATTTCCTTTGGAGTTAACTTTATACGAGGCATTTTATAACCATACTTTTTTATTAATCTCATTATAATAGGATCTTTATTTTTATAATAAACTCTAACATCAGTTAACCACCCTATTAACCATTCTCTTTCTCTCCTTTCAGTAACATGTAATAGATTAGGTGCTTTTAATCTTCTTTTAGTTTCTTTTTCAATAACATGACAGCTACTACAAGCCTTTCTTCTAAAGACTTTTTTTCCAATTTTTATTGTATCTTCTGCATAACTTATATTAATACACATTAATAGTATAAGCATCCATCGCATTATTCTAAACTCCTATATGCATAAATAGTTCTATTAGTCTTCTCTCTTTTAATAGCTACTAATTCTATCTCTTCAGATTCTATTAAATCTTCTATAATTTCTTCTCTTTCTCTTTTTTTTAAATGTCTAACTTTTTTAGTAAGTTCTTGTTTAGCTATTCCTTTATCTTCTGTAGATTTAATAATAGTTACTATTTTATTACGATTATTTTCATATTGGTTATCAAATATAGATTCTCCAATTACTTCTTGTACCACAGAATAATAATATTTAATGGTTTGATTAGCAAAAACAACATCTTCTACATCTACAACAATCTTTAACTTTTTTAAGAATTGTCTAGACACGGCATGTATCATAGCTATTTTAAGCATCTGTTGGTATAGTCTACTTATAATAGGTAAAAGTTTATTATCGGAATCAGTAGTAGTTCTTAAAGAATCTAATTCTTCAAAGTATTTCTGTAATAATTCATGAGCTTTTTCAGTGGCTTGTAATTTAGTTATATCTTGTTTAATCCCAGCCACTTCATCAGTTTTCTCATCAGGAGAATGCCCTGCTAAATTAGTTAAGTAATCTTTTTCTTTTGGAGATAACGAAATAGGGTTTTCTACCCTGCGTGCTTTCTTATTATATTCTCCTTTAAATATAAGAAAACGTCCCATTAAACCTTTTTCAATGCTTGTGGTGGAAACTCCTTCTGAGAGTCCCCTAGGAGTAGTTGAACAAAGGAGGTTGACGTTAGGTCTAATGGAACGTCCCTTATGACCGACAGCAGTCTGTCGTCCTAAAAAAATAGATGTTGATGAAGTATATAGTTCGGCTAGAATATCTGCCATTTTAGTATTATAGGGAGATCCTCCTTTATTAACGGTAGATAATAACCCTCCAGCTTCATCTATAATATCTAACCGAACAGGACTTTCAGGTAGTGTATCCATTAAAGAAGCATCTGATACATAGTCTCCTGCCCCTAATAAAAACTCTAATTTAGAATCTATTAAAGCTTCTTTTATTTTTTCTTGAGGAGCATTTTTTCCAGCACCAGAAGGAGCTACATTAAGTATATATAAATTAGGAGCAACTCCTTCAAACTCAAATTTTCTACCGCATAGAGTAGCCATTAAAGAAAGAGAAGCACTGAATGCAAAAGCTGGTTGCTCAATATAACTATTTCTTAGAATGTAATTCATGATTACAGCGAGGACACCTTCCGGTTTCGGTAATACGGGCTTTAACTTTTTTTGGAGGTTTCCTCTTGAGCACTTTCCCTCTCCATCTTCTCCTTTATTTCTTTCAATTCTTGGTATAATTGGGATTTCGTAAGATTGGGAGTTTGAGAATCTTTTTGTATTAAACGACTGTAAACAGTTAGTATACAACATAAGGGCGTTAGTAAAAGGCTCATCATGCCTATACTCATCCGAGTCAGTAAAAAGGGGTGTCTCATGTTTTTCCTTATCCTGTGTTATTAATTTAAATATAGCTTCATTAATAGGAACCTTATCTCTAATTAAATTAGAACAATATTTAACCATCTCATCGTTTCTACCATTAACTACTTTGGTAAAAGATTCGGCTACATTACTACCACTTAATTGTAATAGTTTTTGATTTAAGTTCGGAATGAAGTTAGTTGGAAATTTTGGTAAAGTTGTTATATCTATATCTAATAGAGATTTATTAGTCCATTTATAAGAGGTACCACTAGGGTGTCTAGATGGAGGCAGAGTAGTTTTTTTCCCTTCTGCAAGAATCTCAATCACAACTTGACCTCTATATTTTATATTACATGTTTTAATAGCTTCGTCATATCTATAAAATCTAGTCCATCCTTTGCCTCCTACTTTTTCCACTGGAGAGGGAATAGTCATTTGATTAATTATTTTAACTATTTCTGGGTCAATGCAATCCATATCAACAGCGATAATACCTGATGCTTTTCCTGTACATAAAGCAATGTTAGTTTTATCAAATGATGTTTTCCACTGTAAAACTTCTTCTTTGGTAGGTTTTCTATCACAATATTCAGTCCATCCTTTTATAGCTGGTTGCTTCATAGCGAATTTATCTGGAATAACTGACATTCCCTTATCAATAAAATCGTCAACATACTCTTTATATATATTCATATTACTCCTCATCTTCATCTTCATCTTCATTCGAATCTAATTCTAATAATTCATACTCTTGAATAACTTGAAACCCACAAGCGGTTAAAAACTTATTAAAAGCTTCTGTTATTTCTCCTAATGTTTGTCCATTAGTTTCTATATTAATAGTAACTCCTTCTGTAGTATCTTCAATATGTTTAAAATGGTGAGGTGTTTTTATAAATTTAATCATAATTAAAACCTAAAGTATATTCCAGTAAAAGTAATTACTGGGGTTATTGTAGTAGTTACTCCTACATAATCATTATAAGGTATATTAACTTCTACTCCTAAGACAGGTACTATATCACAGCCAAATGGAGTGATTACATTTCTATATTCAAATTCATGTTCATCTTGAAAATAAGCCCCTATCTTAATATTGATAGAACCTAAGGTTGGATGCGATGCGGCAGGAATATCATAGCCTATACCAAATATTCCTTCTCCTATGGAATTTTCACCTATTAAAATATTTATTCTATTTTCCCATTTAACTACTGCAGTAGATCTCAACATTGTTGAAGAAAAAGGTAAAGAGCTATCATGCATTATGTGATGAATAAGCCCGCCTATTATTAGTTCATTTACCATTAATTACTCCCATAGAAAATACTACTTAATATTTAGTGAACTGTCAATCTTACTTCTATATATTTAAAGTTGTCCGTTTTTGTCCGTTTTTGTCCGTTTTATGTCCGTTTTATGTCCGTTTAACAAAATTACTGTCCGTTTTTCAAAACCGCGCGCCCCCTTAATATTATATTCCAGTGTGTAAAACTTATTAATATTCACTACTTACCTACTTTTTGTACTTATTTCTTTTTTTAAACTTGACTTCTAAATATTTTATGATAAACTAGTCCCTAAAGACATTTCAATTTAAATAAATTAAAGAGACTAGTTTATTCATTTAAATATTCATCTAATTTTAAAGCAAAATACAACTCTTTTTCGCTCTCGTTTTCCTCGAAACAATTATCTAATAACAATCTTAAAGAAGATATCGATAAGTTGTACATGTTCTCTTTAATATCTTCATCTTTCTCATTATCTATTGTATGCTCAGATACTTTAACTATATCTATAGCATTTGCACACCTAATTAAAATAGATTCATATTTCTCTTTATTTGTTAGATTTTTTTCTTTCATTTAATTTAACCTTGTTACATAAAGCCACATAATCCATATTTAGCTGAGCACAATGTGCGATAGCATATACATAATACAAAACATCGCCTAATTCATCCAAAAATGCCTCTCTCGGCACTTCTTTTTGAGGGTAAAACCTCCCCTTTTTATATAAGTTAGCAAGCTCTCCAGCTTCACCACAGAGTCCTACAATAGCATGTCCTAAGGCATCGTTACCTACAGGATCTCCAATCCAGTGCTCTTTTACAAATTCCATGTAATCTTGACCTTGTTTACTCATATTAGCCCTCCTTTTTTTAATATCGGTAAGTGTAGGACACCAAGAGTTCCCACAAAATTCTTTACAAAACCCACATGTTTTATGGTATAATTGTTGCATGCTATCAGTTTCATTTTTTCTCAAATCTCCACCTTTTAGTATAAATAAGGCATACTACCGCAACAGGCAACTAACAAAAGAAGCCCGATTGTGGCGTTCAGATATGCTGGTGCAGATGCAGCAACCATTGGTACTAACACTAATACGAGCGTTAAAAACAGAATTCCTGCCACAAGAGCACGGGCTATCTGTAGCTTATGATTTTTATTTTCCACAAAAACTCCTTTATACTAAGAAGGGCGAAATTTCAAAACGCTCTTTTGATTTAACTAACATTGAAAAGTTATTACAAGATAATCTATTTGAAAGCCGATATAACGGCAGAGAAATAGACAATATTGTTATTGAAAATTTTGATATAGATGATAAGTTCATCGTTAACCTCCATTCTCGAAAACTGCCTCATGACAAAGATTATCATAAAATTCATATAACGGTAGCTCTTGTAGAAAAACCATTTCTTTAATTATCATAACCATTACTCCTTTTTTCTTTGAAGTCTACTATTCCTAAACTTTTTACCTGGTAACTCCTTATTACTAATTATTTCAAAAGGACAATCACTGTAATAATTTGCTATACGGGTAGTGTCCCATCCCATAGCATAATTTCTAGCGTTAGCCACAGGGCGATATCCTCCAATACCTAAGGTACTTTTAGGATACAACTGGTACTTAGATTGCCAAACTACATAATGTCCACATGTTAAACAGACACCCTCTTCGTTTGCCTCTACTGGAAGGTATTTAGTACTTGAATTTGGTCTTTTAGTGCCACATGAACACATTGCTATAGCTGTCATATAAAAAAATCATCCTTAAAATCAGGAAAACTATCATCATCTTCCTCATCTATTTTAAATTCTAAATTTTGATCCATTGGTACAAAATAAGTAGCAAAGTAATAATTATAGTCGTTAGGGTAAGTTTTCCTAAATTCGGTTATTACCTGAGTTAAGTTTTTATTCCAAAGTATATCATAATCACCTTCAAGAATAACCACCCTATCAGATCTATCACTCTTTTTTATCTGGTCTTCTAACCATATGTCAAATTCCATATGTTTATCTCTCACTTAATACCTCTCTGTCTTAAAATTAAAAACTCCTCTATATGTTTATGAAACAATCCTTGGGAGAAAAAAGCTTTAGTAACCGCGTCTACTGTAATATCCTTTTTGGTTTTAAAGTCTATTACTTTAAGAGATTTCCCTTCATCCAATATATTTATAATTTTATCTAATGTAACATATTTAGAAATCGTTTTATTATAATATTTTCTGTTTGAATATCTATGAATTTCTACATGATTATTATCAATCATTAATACTCCTTTATAGGTTCTCTGTCGAGAACTTTAGTTAATATAATACTTAAAATTTCGTCTATACACTCTGTTACAATATCATCATCAACACAATGGATTGACGCTACCTCTACAGCCTTATCAAGACTACCATAAGTTTTTATTAACCACTCATCGTCTACACTATTACTTAAAAAATCTTTTATTGCACCATTTGACAATTCTTCTATAAACATTTCTTGTTCCCAACTCATCATGTATCTCCTTTTTAGGGGGACATATAACCATATCCGTACCTGTCATCATTATAATCATAAATATTATTAAAAAAATAGCTATACAATATCGCATATTTCTTTCCTTAATACAGCAGATCTTCCTTTTTTATTCCATGTATGATTACTTTTAAATATAGGTCTAAACCCATGTATACATCCCTTCCCGTTAGCACCTATTATAGATCTAGGATATAATTCATAGGATGAAACAAATATAGCGTGATACCCACATTTCATACAATTACCGTCTTCGTCTGCTATAGTTTTCTTAAAGTTAGTGTGATGATAGTTCACATGACACGTACAGTAGGCTATACTCATAATATATCCGTATTTTCTAAAGCATTTAACTCACATTCTAACTCAGTTAACAAATTCATTATCGAGTATGTCCACGTCGATGTAATTTGTAACCGGTTATCGCAGTATTTTATAAAAGCTCGTTGATCATCATGATTTAACATACTCTCAAATCGCTTTTCAATAAATATTTCTCCCCCATAAAATATGCATTCGTTTTTCATGCTACATCCTTTAAACAGGCTTTATAAAACTGATATCCCCGTGCCGCAGCAACCTCAACTTCGTCTGAAAGGGCGCCGAGACTGACGTCGGAACAGTTTTTAATCTGTTGCAATGCCTGTCTTACTTCCTCTAGATTAATAAGTTTCGCTATGGTAAGTGTCTTAGTCATTTTTTACCCCTTTGTAAGTCTGGTCAACACAAAACTTATACAATTCTTTTAACTTGTCCTCGTCAAAGGTGTCTACCATATGATTAATAAATTCTTGCATAAACTGTTTATTTTCTATATCCTTATAAACATTTTTTATTTCGGTCATTTAGCCTCCCTTAATTTTCTTAAGTACTTTATAAATACATTATTTTTAATATCATTTAACTCCGCCTTAGTCTTAGCAGTATGTCTTGAAAAAACCCTACCACGTCGTCTTAAAAAGATCAAAGGTTTTGTTACACCTTTTTTAGTTCTGTAATTATTATCAATATGTAGGTGATCTACTTCATCTCCTAATCGATAACCAAAATCCAACACTAGCTTACCTAATTTTATATATTCAGCTTTAGTCAATCTATTAGAATAAGTTCCAATGTCCAGAGCACCTTTTCTATGGTTCTCAGACGTTCCACCTGTAGTATACTTCAAAGGGCGCTGTAACATATGTTCAGCCGTTAAAATGAAATTTTGATACTTATTATGATGTTTTAAATCAACATCTGCAAATAATAATAAAGTTAATAAACTTAAAGTAGTTATCATAAACGCCTCTCAAATAGTCGCAATAAAGTTTGATGCTGAGCTATTAAATTGTCAACAAGATCCTCTAGAGATATCACGCGATCTGCCATGTTATCTAAATTAATCCGCTGATCTAATACCTTAGTTTTTAATATTTCTATATCATTTTCCTTTGTCATTTTTCCTCCCTTTTACGATAATATAATTTTGATCGAGTAATTCACAATAAAAATAATCCTTTCTCTTTTTCAGCCTACTCGGCGAACAAAGCCTAAATTCGCCTTTTAAAACTTCATCTCCATCCCGAGTCACTTCAATCACCTCCTGTTCCGAACTTAGTCTATAATAGCTATTCATGTCATACAAATCAAAAACAATCCGAGCAATCCGCGCCTCAACTACCTTATCATCGTTTAAAACGAACCAATACAGTTTTTTCTTGTTATTGACCCATCGAAAAACTCGTTTAAATGAATAGCCATATTCTCTAAACATATCACCCATCGAATCATTGCTATCAAACCCTCTGGTAATATCTAAATTTTTATTAAAGCCATGCATTATAAAACCTTTATTATCTTTTAGATTTTCTAACATCGCTATGTATTCCTGGTATTCGCGTTTCAACGTGTTCAAAAAAGATTTCTAAGGATACGTCCATAAAGCCATATATCTCACAACCTTTTCGTTGCATTCGTTTTACTACATAATTATTAAATAAATCACCACACTCGGTTAAAGAATGACATCGTTTAAAAACACCTTTTATATGATCTTCATTGTTAATAAATAAAGCAGCTCTATGAGCGTACTCTTTTCGTTTACTTGATAAGTCCATAATTACTCCTCTGTTCCAAATAATATTGCTAAACATGTAAATGCCATTATTCCATAAAAAACTGTAACAACATCAATCATTTTAAATAATCCCTTGTTTAAGTTCTTTAACATACTCACGCAATTTAAATATATTAGTGAAAAATCTATCACAATATAAAAAATCATAACCATTAGTTACACTTACTCTAAAATAATCATTACAGTATTTAATAATCTGTATTTCATTAAATTTATCCTTTAAAGGTATTACAAGTGTATTTCTATGTTTCCACGCATTGTATTTCATTAAAGACTCCCTGTTGTTAGTCCCATAAATGAGTATGCTAGTAATAGAATCATTAGTGTCGCGTAGTATTTAAAGTATTGCATATAAACTCCCTTGTTTTGTTCTAATAATAGTATCGTATGGAAATGAAAAAAAGTAAATAGAAAAATGCACTGCATCAGATAAAAATGCAATAATCAAATGAATGCAATGAGTTATGAAACAGACTGTGAGATTACGGTATGTTATGAAAATGGAGGGATTAAAAATGAGATAGACATTACACCAAGGGAATTAATTTATAATGTCTACCTCACTAATGTTCTGCTATGCAACTAGTCTACAGCATAACTAATAAATTAAAAGTTGTCAATAGAAATATAACCTTTAATAAAGGTAGGTCTTAGTCTGTGAGTCACATTACTGGGGGGATTAGAGTCCTAAATAAGTTTGATTGAGACAGTCACATCACCCACGCAACTAGTCTTCATCACCTGGCACAGATCTTGCAGGGTAGGTACCCCCTTCAAAAAAGACCCCCCGCTGTATAGTTTTATTTTTCAATATAAAGATAGTCACTCTACACCTATTTTTCCTGAAATATCACTAACTTAGATCCCCCCGCAACAAGTACCCAGAAACGGGCGTAAGCCGACAAGCTTAATATTGAGGGAACCGAAAATATTAAGATCGGAACAATCCTTATCTTGACAAGGACAGTATAAATATGGTATACTTTTTGTTATGTCCAAACCAGACACTTTTAAAGCAGGGTATTACACCTGGACTATTTTTTGGTCAGAAGAACCACCTGAGGAAGCCTTTGGAAAGACAGATACTACTTCAAAAAGAATAACTATATATAAGATTGAAAATGAGGAAATAGAGAAAGAAACCTTATTCCATGAGATCTTACATGTAGCTTTAGACGATACAGCGGAAGCCATATTTGGATATGAATTAGAGAAGAAGGAATGTGATAAGGAGGAGAATTTAGTGCGACTTCTCTCTCCCCAGTTACTCTTCATACTTACCTCTAACCCGAAATTAGCTTCTTTTATACTAGGCAGAGGACATGGGAAAAGGAAGTAAATACGACCTAACAGAAGCCAAAGAAATGTACATGTCATTTAAGGCTCTTAAGGACATTGCAGATCATTGCTCTATTCCGTACCGGACTTTATTATATCATAGCAAGAAGTGGGAGGAAGAGCGCGACATGGTTCGTAAGGTAATTCTAAAAGATTTAGCAGAAAATAAGAAAGCGGTTTTAGTATCACTAACTGGTAATTCTTTGGATTGTATTGACAGAGCAATTAGGACATTAAAAGAAAGAGCAAAACCCCCAACAGTAATGGAAGCACGCAATCTGACAACCATAGTATCAGAAATTGATAGAATTCTAAGGTTGGATGAAGGTGAACCGACTGATATTATTAGTCAACATAAACCTGCTACAGTAATTGAACTGCAGCAAAAACTTAAAGCGGATCCTTTTTATATAGAGGACGCTGATTTCAGGGAGATTAAAAATGAAAAAGATGATGATGCTAATCCTAGCACTACTACTAACGACGAGCCTGAGCTTTGCAACTGAGTATAAGTCTATTTTACTTACTGAGAATAATACAGTAGTATTTAAAGGAGCAGTTAGTTCAGCTACTGCAGACTTGTATGGAACTCAATTACTAAATCTATCTGCTAGGATAGACTCTACAGAAACTATTTATTTAGTATTAGATTCTCCAGGAGGAAGTATTTGGGCAGGGCTAAATTTTATTTCTCTTATGCAGAGTGTTCCTCAGAACATAGAATGTATTGCAAACTTTGCAGCGTCTATGGCGCATGGCTTTTTACAAGCTTGTCCAGGTAAACGATATATTACACCTAATGGAGTTTCCATGATACATAGAGCTCAAGGTAGTTTTGGAGGACAATTTAATGATGGAGAAGTAGAATCTCGTTTAGAGTTTTGGAAAAGTATTGTTAATATAATGGAAGAGAGTAACGCTAAAAGAATGGGTTTAACTAATGAGACTTATAAACAATTAGCAAAAGATGAATTTTGGTGTGCAGGTAAGAATTGTGTAAAGTATAGTTTTACTGATGAAGTAGTTTCTATGAAGTGTAGCCCCGGTCTTTTAAATAAAACCTATATGTATCCTAATGGAGCAGTTTTATCAAGATGTCCTTTAATTAGAGGTCCTGTAAAAAGTCAATCCTATAGGAGAAAAAAAAGAAAATAATGAGTTTAATTGATCTTACCCCGAACGATGCTTTATATTTGCAGATTATGGATGATCTACATAAGCATTGGAATCCTCATTCTGGACAATTGAAAGTAGGAAAGCCTCTTATTGCTAAAGAGGTTAATACTACTTTTGTTCAATGTGGACGGAAATGGGGAAAAACTGACTTTGCTATTTATCTTTTATGGAGACACGCTCTTCTACATCCAGGTTCCACTTGTTACTACATTACTCCAGAGCTATCCCACGGAAGGGAAATTATCTGGCATAATTCACGTCTAACTCAATTCGGTCGTGAGCGAGATGACCAAGGGCGAATAGTTCCTGGGGGCTCAGAACCTATGAAAAAATATATTAGCCATATATCTAATGTAGATTCTAGATTAAAATTAAAAAATCAATCTACTATAAAAATAGTTGGTTCTGAAAACTGGGCAGCTGCTAACGGGCTAACTCCCGACTTTGTAGTGTATGATGAATTTAAAGTATTTCATCCTCAGTTTCATACAGAAATGAATCCTAATAGAATTGTTAGAAAAGCTCCTTTAGTTATTATTGGAACACCCCCTAAGGCAGGAGATAGAAATGCCGATCAGTACCTTGAATTCGCAGACGAATGTACTACAAGAGACGACTGTTTTCATATTATCGCCTCATCTTACGACAATCCTTACACCCCACGGGACGAAATTGATCGTGAAATCGAGAAACTCAGGCTACGTGGTGAAGATGATGTTGTCGAACGAGAGTATTTTGGAAAAATCTCGGTGGGGGGACGGAACGCTATTTTCCCGATGTTCGATATTAAATATATAGAGGAACATAGCAAATTATTAGAGGAGATAAAATATGATGTTAAAAAACTTGATTGGTTTTGCATTGCGGATCCTGGCAGTACTACTTGTTTTGCCGTTCTCTTTGGGGCTATTAATCCGTATACTAAAAAACTGTACCTTCTAGATGAACTTTATGAAACTAGCCAAGAAAATACTTCTATTAGACGAATGTACCCTCGAATTGAGGCTAAAATGAAAGAATTACATCCTAATGGAGATGTAGAAGATGACTGGATAAAAATATATGATGAAGCAGCAGCTTGGTTTGCTACTGAGCTTATGGGACAATATGGAGTCTATTTTTCTCCTACAGCTAAACATATGCATAAGAAAGATCATGGGTTATCCTTAATAAAAGATCAAATGATTCATAATTTTGTTATTTTATCTAATAGATGTATTAAATTAAAGTGGGAGATGCAGATGTATGTAAAAACAGATAAGGGAGATATCCCTAAAAAGAATGACCATTTAATCGATGGATGGCGTTATTTGAATGCAGCCGCTCATTATAACATGCATGAAGCTATAGAAAAACAGAAAGAAAAGAGTGAAAAAAGGGGATATACCCCTAGAGAAGATTTTAAAAACTTACAAAAAGAGGTCGATTGGACCTTTAATATATTTGATTGGGAGGATTAAGTATGAATATTATAGAAATCTGCATTATTTTATCAATTGTCTCTTGCATTATTTCATCAATTGTGTTACCATTGACGCTGTACGCCTTGATTTTAGTTAAAAGTTTAGAGAAACAAACACATACAGTCCAATTTATGCCAACCGACGAAGCTTTGGACCCGTCATTCTCAAATCAAGAAGTACTGCAAGGTATGAATACCGAGAATAAAGAAGACAATGAAGAAATATATAGGATGGTATAAATGAGTTTTTTTGACGAAGTAGAAGACGATCACCCTGATCAATCCAAATTAAAGCCCTTCCATATAGTCAAAGATAAAGATGATAAAAGTTTACTAGCCTGGCTTATTAAAACTAGTGAATCCCTTCAAAAACAAGCCGTCTCAAGAAATGCGAAAGCTCGTAAAAATTTAGAAGCTTACCGAGGATCTTCCTCAAATATCAAGCGTACAGACATTCGTCGTTCCGAACGTCAGTTTCTAAATAAAGTGAATAAGTTTGTAGTCAATCACTTATATGACATGACTGAAACTCGCATTTCTCAGATGACTAGGTTAAAGGCAGCAATCGATGTAGTTCCTTCAAATGATGAGTTTGAGGATAGAAATACAGCCAAAGCTGTTAAGTATCTTATAGATCATTTATGGTATATAAACGATATAGACACTATACGTCAAAAGATGCTTAGAAATGCTTTTATCTTTGGAGAGTCTTATTGTTTCATTGAATGGAATAAAGAGAAAGGCGATCTTCATCCTTCATACGTCATGGCTAGAGATAGAGGAATAAAGTTAGATTATTTAGATGAAGAAGGTAATCAGATATATGATGAGGATGGAAAAGCTATAGTACTTGATCCAGATAAACCAATAAAAGTTGGAGATGTTACTTATTCTGTCGAACTTCCTTGGAGAGTCTTATTACAGAGAAAAAATAACTTTGAAGATGTAGATTATTTAATTAGAATATCTACTAAAGCTGTAGACGATCTTAAGAAAAAATATCCAGATGCTAAAGAGAAACTTAAAGCTACTACTAATGTAAAGCAGTTTGACGCAGATTCTTTGAGTGATCATTTACTTGAGGAAGAAGTTGTTTGTTATGAATTCTTTCATAAAGATACAGAATTTGTACCTGGAGGAGCACGTATTCTTTTTACAGAGGATATCATATTAGAAGATGAAGAACTTCCTTATAGTCATGGAGATTTACCTATGATACGTTTAACTGATATGGATATTCCTGAGCAGTTAAATGGAGTCTCTGCTTATGAAATGGCACGTCCAATCCAAAGTATGCATGATAACATATCTACTTTAATAGCGAAAAATATTTATATGATGGGTCACTCTAAATGGGTAATGCCTAGAGGTGCTTGTAAGATTGAAAGTTTAGGTAATGATAACACAATTGTACAATACCAAGGACCTGTTCCTCCTCAAATGATACAAACTCAACCTAATCCTCCAGAAGCATATAATTTTAGAAATACTTTAAGAGATGAACTTGGACAGATTTATGGGATTCAAGGTGTATCTAGAGGAACTCCTCCTAAAGGAATTACTGCAGCAGTCGCGCTTCAGTTCTTAAATGAACAAGAACAAGAACGAGCTAATACAATGGTTATTAAACATAATATCATGGTTAAACAATTAGCTAGAAAGACTATAGCTGTTGCAGGTGATTATTATGAACCTGATGATGGTAGAATGATACGTATTGTAGGTAAAAATAATAAGTTTTCAATTAGACATTTTGATACAGCCTCTTTAAGTAAAGATTATGATGTCAGATTAGAATTAGGATCAGGCTTACCTGAAAGTAAAGCAGGTAGAATTCAAAGAATTGTAGAGATTATGCAAATGAAACCAGATTTACTTTCCAATGAAAGATGGATTGATTTATTAGATCTTGGTAATACAGAGAAGATGAGTTCATTAATTACTGTTGCTATTAGAGCTGCAGAGTCTGAAAACGAAGATATAATGGCAGGACGTCCAGTAGAAGAGCCAAAGGATTATGAAGATCATATAGCTCACTGGAAATGTCATGTAAAATCTATACAAGATCGTACTTTTAAAGAAGAATGTACACCTGAATATAGAGAAGAATTATTAGAACATCTAGCTATACATGAGTTTTTAATGACTCAAAAAGCAATAGTTAGTCCTAATTTTGAGGCGCAGTTAGCCACATTGGCAGCCTTTCCAATATTTCCTAGAGGGTTTACTCCTAGATCTGCAGAACAACAAACTGTAGTAGTACAAGGAGAAGCTAATAGAGGAGATCCTATTACTGGACAGATTCCAGGGCAAGATAGAACAAATCAAATTGACACAAATCAGGGAGATCAATAATGAGTGAATTAAAAGAATCATCAGAAACAACAGAAACAACAGAAGCTGTTAGTCAAACACAAACATTAAATGAAACAGTAGAAACAGCTCCAGAAGCAGCTCAGGATGCAGAAGCATTAACTTTTGATGACCTTGATAATTTAGTAGATGGGAGATCTGATAAGGAGTTAGTTAGTGAGGCTAAAAAAGAAGTTAAGACTTCGGGAAAAGAAAACAAATCACAGGATGAAGGACTTGGTAAAGATGAAACGAATCAAGTTGAAAAAGAAGCGTCTAAAAAGGATACTCCGAAAGAAGAAGTTACAGAAGAAGAAATTGAAGACATTAAAAAGCTTATTGCTAAATATGGTGACGAAGAACTTGAAATAGCATCTAATGCGCTATTTAAACATAAAGTAGATGGAGAGGATGTAGATGTTTCTCTACAAGATTTATTAAATAATTATAGTGGAAAAGTATCTTATGATAAAAAATTCCAAGAGTTTTCTAGTAATAAAAAAGAATTAGAGGATACCCAGCAAAAACATGAGTATGAAATTGGACAGATCAATGAGTACATTAATAACTTTGCTACAAAAATTAAAGAAGAAGATGCTCTAGGAGCATTAGAATATTTTGCAGAATTCTCAGGTATGAAACCCTATGAATTTAGAACAGAACTTATTAGACAAATTGCCCCAGAAGTAGAAAGAAGATCTATAATGTCTCCAGAAGAAGTTGAAAATGAAAATCTACGGGCACAAAACGAATATTTAATACGCCAACAAGAGTCTGAAACTCAATATAAAAGTACTGAACAAGCCCAAAAGGAACTCGGTATGGAAATAAAAAGTATTCAGGAAGCTCATGGTATATCAGATGAAGATTTTGAGTCAGCCTATTATGAATTAACTGAATCAGGCTACGACGGGAATATAGATCCTGCTACAGTTGCAGAGTACTACACGCACTCTAAAGCTTACTCCAAAGCAGAATCTGTATTAAGTCAAGTCGATTCCAATCTTACCAATAATGATCAAGTTGTTGAAAGCTTTCAAAAAGTGATTGTGGAGAATCCCTCTTTTGATGACAACGACTTATTAGAAATTGTTCAAGATGTTTACGGTGGCTACAAAAAAGAAGCATCTAAAAAAGTTTCAAAGAAACTACCAGTTTCTGAGAAACCAACTAAAAAGTCCAGGAGCAAAGAAGACTTTGTCTCTTTTGAGGACTTTTAAACTTAATTAACTAAGGAGTTAATAATGTCAAGTGAACGATTATTTAGTTTGACGGAAGCTTCAGCTCTTTTTAAAATAAAGTATGAAAAGCTTTCTGAAAACGTATACAACTCTGCCAATGTATTATTGGGACGTTGTAAAAAATCGTATAATTTTACAGGTAAGCAACTTAACATTGCAATTCCCCAATCATTTAGTGGTGGTGTTGGTTCTGGATCTCTTCCAAAAGCAAACACAGCTATTTATGGGGATGCACAGATTACATCTAAAAAGATGTACGCTGTTGTTGAGTTAGATCGTGAATCAATTAAAGCCGCTCTCTCTGATGAGGGTGCTTTTGTTCGCGCTACCAAAGAAGTTGTACAGAAGGGTGTTGAATCCTTTATGAGAAACCTTTCTAGAGCTCTTTTTTCTGATAGTACAGGTGCTTTAGGTACTTGTGCAGGGACTCCCTCTGTAGCAGATGGTAACACTACTGTAACTATTTCTAATTTCAAAGAAGCAAACTTTGAAGAAAGAGATTTAGTAAATGTTGATTCTGGTTCTACTGCAATTGAAATTGTATCAGTAGATCCTGCTAATTCACAAGTTACTTTAAAGGGTGACGTATCAGCAACAGCAGTAGATACGGCTATTCTTTATATGCAGGGTTCTAAGGATAATGATCCTGACGGACTAAAAGGTGTTTGTGATGCTACTACAGGCTCTAATTATAACATTAGTGTTTCACGTAGATGGCAATCACATCAAAAGGCAGCCGCTTCAGCAGCAATTTCTACTGACTTGCTAAATGAAATGATGTTAGCAGTTAAGAAAAAAGCAGGCAAGTCGCCTAATCTTATTGTTTGTTCTTACACGCAATATGAAAAAATCTTAAATCTTCTTGAAGATCAAAAAAGATATCAAGTACCAACAAGAGCTGGACTTAAGTCCAAGTCTGGTGCTGATATTTCTTTTTCTGGTGTAGAATTTATGTCCGTTGATGGACCTGTTGGTATCTTTCCAGAAAGATTTGTTGAAGATGATAGAATCTATTTTCTTAATGATAATCATATCCAAATTCATCACCGTCCAGATTTTGGTTGGTTTGATGATGACGGAACGGTATTCCTAAGGAAAGCTGATTCTGATGCTTATGAAGCACGGTATGGTGGGTATTTAAATATATACATCAACCCATGTTTTCATGGAGTATTAACTGGATTATCTACTAGTTAGAGATAAGTAACCTAAAAAAGAGATGTTTCTCTCCCTGCATCTCTCCCCCCGAGATTAAAACCTTGGGGGTTTTTAGGGAGAGTTTATAAGGTAAACATGAGCTCATCGCATAAGAAAAATTTAACCGTTGGAGCAACTACTACTAAAGGAGCTGGTGCTGCTATTATTGGAGATACTATTGTATTACCTCCAGATAGTGAAGAACTTCTTTTAGCAATTACTGCAGATGATTCAATCTCAGGAGACGTTAAGGCAACTTTAGAAGTTTCTGCAGACGGGGTTAATTGGACAGAAGCACAGACATCAACAGGAGCGGCAGGTGGAGGTATTCCTGCTAGGATTAGTATTGATAATGTTGATAATCAAATATCTAATAATATTGTTAATACCCCAGTTTTAGATGCAGCTCAATATACAGATGTATGTAGAGTGTCTTTTGCAGGATCTTTAGAGGCAATAGATGCAGAATATAGTTTAACTTTATCAGGAGATGATGCTGCTAATTATAGATTAAATAATGTAACTTCAGGAGATGTTTCAGCTCCAGTTACTGCCCAGTTTGAGGATGATGTTGTATTAGAAACAGCCTCTACATTTGCATTTACTACAACGGGATATAACCATGATGTAACTATTACCGTAGTAGAAGATGGAGCATCCTCTACAGATACAGTAAATTTAAATTGTACACGAACGGTACCTGCAACACTATCAAATGGATCAGTTGCAGTTTTAGAAGGTGATTCTGCAGATGGAACTGACGTATCTACTTTGACTCCCGGCGGAGGACCTACAGGATGTACTTATAGTTTAGCGATTACAGGTACGGATGCCGCCTATTATAGAATTCATAATACTACTGCAGGAACTAAGTCTGATGATAGCGCTCCTTTAAAAACATTATCTGGGATTGCTAGCGGAAACTCTATTGTTTTAGAGACAGATGAGTTATTTAATTTTAGTGAAGCAACAACCCATTCAATAACTATAACAAATACAGAGTCTTCTACAGGAAATACAGCTTCTGTAAACTTAACAATTACAGTTAATGCTGTTGTATCTTTTTCAAATAATAAATATTTATACTTTGACACGGTAGAAACTGATCAATTTTTAACGACTGGGACTCAGTCAGATTACGATGATTCAGATAGTTTTTGGTTTAGAAGAAGAACAGATAAATGGACAATTTCATTTTGGTATAAAAGTACTAGCACAGCTACTTCAACTATTTTTGCTTCTGGTTATGGCTCTGGTAGTACTCCAGGAATCCTTTGGTATAATGGTGGTAGTGGTAGTCTTTCAGAATTTTACTTTTGGTCAACCAATGGTAAACATGGCAGGTTTAGATGGTCTCATATAGGATCACTTTTTGATGGGAACTGGCACCACATTGCTATAACTTGGGATGGACCTGGTGCTGTAACGGCTGGACAAGCCAATGCAAACGATTACTTAAAAATATATGATAATGGATCAGCGATAACAACAGCGTATACCGCAGTTGGTACTTGGTTAGATGCTGACGATGAAACTTCAAATACTACTACTCACTTTGCTTTTGGTGATAATGGATCTATTGCTAACCAGGTAATGTCAGTTGACGATATTGCTATATGGAAAACAGATCTAAGCGCATCACAGATAAGTACGATATATAACTCAGGCACACCTAACAGTGTAGCAACAATTGAAGCAAGTAATTTAAAACGATATTATTTATTTGAAGATAGTGATGGAACAGATGACGCAGGAAATTTTACAGCAACAATTGGGTCAGCAGCTAATGTAGAGGATCATTAACATGAAAGAATATATAAGTATAGAAACTAGAGATATGTTTGAAGGCTTATTAAATGAGGTAAAAAGGTTTGCCCAAATCTTGGACTTAAGAATAGGATTAGGGTCGTTACTAAGAAAAGAAAAAGAGAAAGAATTTATAACATTATATAATCAATGGTTATCTGCATGTCAGGAGCGTAATTTAATTAGACAAACTTTAAGTACTCGACAAAGTAGAAAACACCATTGGGATACAAGAAAAGATATAAATAATGAACGTAGAAAAGTTTTAGCGAGGTTATTAAATGGCAAATAATAGTAATTATGATAAAGTAGAAGTTACCTCCGTAACCGCATCTACAATGGAAATTAAAGATATTAAAAGTGCAATGCCTCAATATATTAGAATTAAGTGGACTGGAGCAGGTACTTGTGATCTAGGTGATGATAAGTGTAAAGCTGAATTATGGTTTAAACTAAGGAAAAGATAATGGCATCTGCTTATCATTTACTATTGTGTGAAGATGTAACAGTTCCAACAGGAGCTTCTACATATACTGCTCAAGATATTAAAGTATTAGCGTCTACCTCTACGGAGTATATTTTAGTATGTACTATAGCAGGAGCCGCAGGATCAATTCGCTTAGAACATTCTGCAGATAAAACAAATTGGACAGAGGTAAAAGATGTAGATAAGGCTGTTATCCAAGTAGAAGCAACGGATACCGCAAACACAGCATTTATGGTTTGGGTGGATACACCCTTATTACAATACGTAAGAGCAAAAGTTGGTAATGCTACAAGTGTTACTGGAACAATTACATGCACTGTAAGATTACAGTACAACACAAAAAAATAGGAGTCTTAAATGGCAGGCGTGGCATCACAATCAAAGAGTTTAACAACAGGAGAGGTATTTATATTACCTCCTTATGCAGATGAAATTTTAATCTCAGCAGCATCAAATCCTAATGTAGAAACGTCTCCAGACGGAACTACGTACTATGATACAACTTTAACATCATTAGTAGGGACAACATTATATGCTATTGATGAAACTATTTTTCCTTATATAAAATGCACTGATAAAGCAATTACAGTTCATTATAGAGTAAGTAAGAGGTAATACATGGCAGATAAAAAAGATTTAAAAAAGTTTAAGAATGGGATCAGATTAGATCCTTCATCAGCGCCTGCAAATCCAGATAAAGGTACTACCTATGTAGATACTAGTGGAAACCTACAGGTCCATGATGGATCCGATTTTGTTAATGTGTCAAGTAATCCTGTTATAACTATTCCTAATCAAACTGTATTAGATGCCTATACCCCTGCTGAAGGAGACATAATAGTATGTACTGGTTCGGGTCAAGATTTTACAGCAAAAACATTAAAAAATGTAACAGTTATTGGAGCAGCCTATGGGGTAACGATGGAACTAGGGAATTGTACATATTCTGTTATTAGATCTGAATCAGATATTAAGTTTCATGGAGCCGCTGGACAAAATTTAATTAATTTAGATGTAATGTCATATGATACAGTAACTTTTTTAGATTGTGATTTAATACATCAATCTAGAGTAATATCACAAAATGTGTATTTTGGTAATGAAAACTCTCCTTATGCCCTAGATGCATCAACAGCAGAAATAAGATTTCAACAAAGTCAATTATTTTGTAAGTTATTAAAAATATACCCTGATAATCCAAATACTAAAAAAATAGTATTTGACCAGTGTAAAGTAGATGTTACCGGGACAACCATACTACAAGTAGCAGGAGTTTTAATATTAGATGAATGTAGTTATCTTAGGACAGGTTATTTTCAAGGTGTAACAGGATCTCAAGTATGGTGTCATGATAATTCTCACCTACAATCCTTTGGACTAGATGATTCAACATCACTTACATATATGAATATATATAACTTTGATGGTTCTTCAGCTAAAAATACAGATCAAAGACAAATTAATGAAGAATTTTCAGTAAGGAAAGGTACTTTTAATGATACAAGTGTTTGGGGATAAATAAATAAATTAAAAAAGGATAAAATATGCCATTGATTACATTAGGGGATGATACAGAGTTAAAACTTCAGATCCCATCAAAGGGTGACACTAACTGGTCAGAAGATATAAAGACATACTGCTTTCAGAAGATTGTTGATCACGATCATACCGGATCTTCGGGTAAAGGGAATCAAATCCCATCAGGGGGTATAACTGATTTAGCCGTTACCACAGGTAAAGTGGCTGCAGATGCTATCACAGAAGCTAAAGTAGCTGATGATGCTATTCAAGTAGAACATAAATTAACTACTGTGCTTACTTTAGATGGATCTGCTCAAAGTTTAACAGGATTAGCTATGTCAGCAGATCAGGCATTTAAAATAACTTATAAGATAAATAATGCAGCGGGAAGTTCTGTTCAAGTGGGAACAGCAATGGGACAGGCTGGAGATTTTGTTACTGATGAATTTGTAGGAACTGATTTGAGTGCTACTTATTCATATAGTACAAATCAATTACAAATAACAGGAACAAATACCGATGTTTTAGAATATAGCATCGACTTTTTGGAGTAGGTATGGCAAAGAGACAATTAGGGGATTATGGAGGAGTAGGTACTAAAAACTGGCTTACTTCTGTAAATAGACAATTAGGTAGTCAAGTTCCAACAGATCCTACGACATCATTTGCACAGAAGTGGGCTCCGGGAGGAGAAGCTATAGAGGAAGCTACTGGTGTTCAAGAGATTTCAAAGAAAGTTAAGGAAAAACAAATAGAGAAAGTAAAAGGAGATCTTAGCGGAGCTGGTGGGGCTAAACAAGCCGGGGCTCAAATGGCAGGACAACTAGTCCAGGGATCAGGAATGTTTGGAGATAGTGATGTAGGAGGAGGACTTGAACAAGGTGCTTCTTATGCGTTAGCTGCTGGATTAGGAGGAGGTCTTGCGGCTATTAATCCTTGGATGCTAGGAGGATCTATTCTATTAGGATCTTTATCCTCAAGGTCTAAAAGGAAGGCACAGGAAGCTGCAGACAGAAAGGCAGCGATTAGATCATCAGAGGAATCTAAAATGAGGGCACGTTCAGAATTTGCTCAAGGAATGAGACAAATATTTCAAACTAGTGCACAGAGACGACTTAATTTATAAGGAATACAAATGAGATACTTACAGAGAATAATTGATCAAGTAAGGAGACAGACAGAAAATGAGGATGTCGATGATTTTGTAGGTATACAAGATTCTGAATTCATCCAATTTTTAAATGATGCTCAACACCATATACAAGGAGCTATAATACAGCAACATCCTAGAGCGTTTGTTAAAGAGACCCTTATAAGTGCTGTAAGTGATCAAGAAAGATATGATTTACCATCTGATACTTTTTTAAAGAATAAAGTACACAATGTAGAATACTCTACGACTGGTGATGATGAAAATTACTATACATTGGAAGAAGATACTATTAAAAGGCGTTTATCAGGAATCTCAGGATCGCCTTCTAAATATATACGCTTATCAGGACAAATTCTAATATCTCCCCAACCTCAATCTGGGGGAAAATTAAGAATTAATTATATACAAAGAGCACGTGAACTAGATCTAAGAGTGGGAAAAGTTTCTGAAGCAGCTACTATAAGTAGTTCTACTTCTTTTACAATTGCTTTAGATACAGAATTCTCTAATACTACTTCATTATCAGAACATGATTATATATGTGTAGTAGATAAAGAAGGGGTCTCTGTAGTAAAAAATATACCTATTTCAGCAGTAACTACCTCAGCTATAACTTGTGATGCCCACACTGTAGATTCAGATGAAAACGAAACTAATGCTTCTATTTTAGCAGGTCATTATATTGTTGGAGGGAAGGATACTACTTCTCATGGAGATTTACCTAGAAGTGTAGAACGCTTTTTAATTGCATACTGTGCATGGAAAATACTTAAAAGAGATTCTTCAGTAGATAGTCAGGAAGCAATGATAGAGTTAGAAGCAATGAAATCAGAAATAGTTAAATCATATGCAATGATTTCCGATGATATACAATATATTCCTCAGCTAAATAGCTGGGATGATTGGAGTGTTTAATGCCTGAACATAAAATTTTAAGAGGTTCAGGAGATTTTAAAGGGTTAGATAGAAGAACCTCTCCTCTAGAACTTACATCAGATTACGCTACGGATATGCAAAATGCTGCTTTTAGAGTTTCTGGTGCCTTAAATAAGAGAAAAGGATATCATTCTCATGGAGTGAACTCACAGGGTTCCTATGGAATGACTACATATAAATCAGTAAACTCTACCACAGGGTTAGTTACTGATGAATTATTAATGGTAGATACAGAATTAAGAAAGTTGACTGAAGGAACTATAACTTTAGCTTATTCAGGTTCTAATACTGCTTATTTTTCCATTAAGTTAGATAAGGATACAGGAACTTTTAAATTTATAATAGTAGAAAGTGGTTTAGAAGAAGTTTTATCTTTTGATATAGGTACAGGATTTGGACATTCTGATGATAAGACACTTGCTCAGTTAAAAACTGCTATAGATGCGGTTACTAATTTTACACTAACTCTTAACGGAGGCTTATCTAGTGAAAAGGCTGCTTTTTTAGATGTAGGTGTAGATACAGAAATTGGCGTTTCTTATGAGATTCCCTATAAGACATGGACTGCTGTTACACGAGGAGACACTGCTTTATCTGAAACATTTACAGGATATAAAAGAGATGGAAGTGGGTATTTAAAAGATGCAGATTTAGAAAATGCTACATTTACCACATTAAATGATGTTGTATATATTTCTAATGGTATAGATGATGTAATGAAATATGATGGAAGTAAAGTATACAGAGCAGGATTACCTCAACCAATTTCTTGTGCAGGTGTTGGAGACGGTACTGGATCAGGAAATCCAGACGGTACTTATTACTATAAAATAGTTTATGAGTTTACAGATAATCAAGGAAACTATTTAACATCAGTAGCAAAGGAATCCGCTGCAGTTACAGTAGCTACTGAAGATATTACAGTAACTTATCCTAATCTTCAAACAGGAACAGGTTTTGATATAGCTAATTCCAATTTAAAGATTAAAATATATAGAAATAAAACTGGAGAAGGATTAACAGGATTATTCTACTTAATAACATCTATTGCTAATAATGCGGCTGCAGCTACATCAACATATTTAGATGGTACTTCAGATGCGACTTTAAATACTTATACCACTTTTCCTACAATTATAAAAAGACATGATCCTCCACCGAAAGGAAGATATTTAACCTCGTTCCAAGGCTGTTTAGTTGTATCTGGACAGAGAACAGATGTTAATAATGTACAATATTCTTTACCATATAATCTGGCTACAGGTGAGATTGGTAGCGAGTATTTTCCAGATGATAATAATGGAGAAATTGTTGAATCGCCTTTTGGAGGTAAGATCACAGCAATTGCTTCTTTAAGAGATGTTCTTTTTATATTCCATAAAAATAGCATCCATGGTATAACAGGAGATATTACAGATCCTATAGGAATACCTTATAGAGTAGACTTGTTAACTACTGAAGGTGGTGTTGGTTGTGAGAGCTATGCTACTATTCATGAATTAGGTGGAAATCTCTTATTCCTTTCTGATAAAGGTATATACAGTATTAGTTCTTCAGGAAATTTAAAAGAAGTAAGTAATAAAGTTAAACCTTTATTCTTAAATACTGAAACGCTTACATTAAAGAAAAAGCGAGCAATAGGCTTTAACTGGGTTGAAGAGAATTTATATGTCATACAATTACCTACAGAATCTTTAGATGTTAATGCTAACCAAGCCTTATATACTAATGGAGGCATATTAATTGCATATGATTATTATAAAGATGCATGGGTAAAATGGACAAACTTAGATTATAGTGGAGGAGTATCTTTATACACTAATAAGATATTTTTTAATGGAAGATCTTTATCTTCAGGTAGTTTAACTGAATCTATTTTAAACTCTATGACGGACACTGATACAACTTATGACTTCAATGATCATGCTTCCGCAATAAATTTTAATTATAGTACTAATTGGGAGTCTTTAAGAGAACCCACAGTACCAAAAAAATATTTACGCTTAAAACTATATGCTATGGATACAGATGATACTTTTGAATCTCCAGAATTTACAATATCTACAGTATTACAAAAAGATTATAAGTTTGCTGATCTAGGATCTATAAGTTTTGCTTTTGGTGCTGGTGCTTCAGGTGGGTGGGGACTCTCAGAATGGGGTAATTCAGGATATGGGGCTGTTATTAATACGGCTGCAAAGAGTAAATTACCTTCAGGCAAATGTAAATCTTTAAAATTAAGGTTTACGAATAATAGTATAAATGAGAATATACTAATTACTAATTATGAAATGGAGATTGTAGCACCATATCAAATGGAGATTAAATCATAATGATAAAGTTTTCACTAGAATCTTCTACAAATTTAAGAGACCTAATTAGAAAATTATCTGTAGGTTTAGGTAAATTAGTATCTACTGTAAATGAATTAAATACATTTGTAGGATTTAGAGGGGAATGGAGTATAGTTGATCACGGTACTAGAGTCTCCTTTACTGGAAATGCCCACGATCAGCGTTTCGACCATCCCAGTAATGTTTCTATGTACTTGAGTAAAGTACAGTACGATCCTCAGAATGCTTATGATAATACTACAGGAGTATATACAATTCCTTCAACAGGGTATTATCAAGTAAATATTCAATTAGGGCATGATTATGTAAGTGAAAATGACTATATACATGTATATTTAGATAATCAACATGGTGATACACTATCTAGATATGGAAATGTTCAAATGGCAGACAGTTACTTTACTGATGGTATAATAACTGGATCTTCTACACATTATCTTAATAAAGGAGATACTTTAGAACTTACTACATGGGTATATAATGATACAAGTTATTATATACAACCTTTTCGTCCATTTACTTGGGTGGATAATAATGTAACAGGAAAAGGCGCATTTTGGGAAATAAGGAAAATAGGAAAGTAATATGGCACTTAAAGATATAGTAACAAGATTACAAAAACATGGTAGATCAAAAGTAGTTAAAGATAAAAAAATTAGTGATTATGTAGGTCTAAAAAATGATGCTTTTTCAAGAGCTCATGCAGGAGAATTTTTAACATTAGAAGAATATACTAAATTAGCAAAAAGTGGAGGAATATTGGGAGGACTTCCTAAGCAACTACAAGGGGGAAAGAATTTTGCTAAAAATCCTAATGCTATAAAAACTACTTATGAAAAACATTTTGGTAAGTCAAATCCTAAAAAAGATAAAAAGTTTATAGAAAATAGAAAAAATACATTATTACATACAATCCAGCAGTTAAAAAAAGGTAAACAAACAGAACTAACAGCCGGAAAGAGGCTTCATAATGGAAAGATAGTTCCTGCAGGTAACGTTCAAACATGGGAAAGAGAAATATTCGGAACTAGAGCAAAAAAGCAACTAGAAACAGGACAAACTCCTTCTTTTCAAGATTGGACGCACATGAAAGCAGGATATGGTGAAGGAGTTGGTGGAAATCCAAGGAATATATGGGGAAGTAATGAAGGTGAGAGAAGACGTCTTACAATGCAATATAACAATAATTTCCTAGATAAATTTTTTGCAGAACGTTCAGAAGGACATAAAAAAGTAGCTGTTCCTACAGGTCCTGTAGAAAGAGGAATTTCCGCACCTCTTATGCCTAAGAAAGAAGTTTTACCTGAAGATCAAATAATGAAAGATCCAGAGATACAGGAAGCTTTATCATATAAGAAACAAATTATGGAAGAGGGAATACCTGAGAAAGAACAAGAAGCCTTTAGAGCGAAAATGGCATCTCAAATGGGCAGAGCTGAGCAGATAGCGGGATTAAGAATGGGTGGTATACTAGGAGGAGCTGAAGGTACAAAAGCAGCCTCTCAACAGAGAAGTATGCATGAAGCTGGTCTACAAGCTAGAGGAGATATTGAAAGAGATATCTTATTAAAGGTAGGCGATATTAAAAGAGAAGGAACTAAAGATTATGCTAAGACAGTAGGAGAACTAAAGAAATTTGATATATCTACTAAAGGTGCTCAAAAACAAAGAAAGATAGAGGAAGATATGTTAAAAGCAAATATAAAAGGGGCTGAAGCAGCCGCTAAAGCTTAAGAGGATAATATGGCATATGTAAAGTCATTTAAAGAATTTGGATCAAGAAATAAAAGAGCTTATAATAACTATGTCCAGAATGCTAAAAGAGAAGAAAAAAGGTTTAAGGCACTTGGTAAAAACTTAACTTATAAACAGTTTAAATCTATAGCAGGATCAGGCTTTAATACAATTCCAGGATTAAGTGCTCAAAGATATAGAAATTTAAAAGGACATGATAAGGTTAATGTTCCAAAAAGAGCCTATGAAGCGTATCGAGCAGCTCAAGCAGGGCATAATCCTGATGCTTGGCGCAGTCTACAAAATACTAAAAAAAAGCAGGAAGATATAGCTAAAGCAGCAAGAGCAGCTCGAGCCAAAAAAGCAGCTCAAATTCAAAAAGAAAAAGTTGCAAGAATAGCTAGAGAAAAAGCTGCTAAATCAGCTTCAGAAGCAGCAAAAAGAAATGCTGCTGAAAATGAAAGGAAAAGGTTAGCCGAAGAAGAAACTAAGAAAAAGGCAAATATGGCTAAAGAAGCAGAAAGACAACGCTTAGAAATGGAAAAGGCTGCGGCAGATAAGGCTGCTGCTGAGGAAGCTAAGAGATTGGCTGAAGCAGAAGAAGCTAAAGCTAAGGCTAGACAATATGTTCCATTAGAAACCGGATATGAGATGGAAAAAAAGTTTACTCCAGAAATTGAAAAAGCACCTCCTGGACAAGAAGATTCTTTAAGATATGATCCGGAAGTACAAGATATATTAGCACGTAAAAAGAAGTATGCTGAAGAAGGATTATCTACCAGAGAAGAAGAAGGCATTAGATCCTCAGGTGTTCAAAAGATGGATAGAGAGATGCAAATAGCTGGATTAAAAGGAGGAGCAGCTTTACGTGGAAGAGAGGGTGCCTCGGCTGCAGCTCAACAGCGAATTTTGCAATCCGCAGGACTTGCAGGTAAAGCGGGCATAGAGCAGAATATTCAAGAAAGAGATGAAGCTCAGCAAAGAGCTTCTTTAAAAGAATATATGAGTACACTAGGAGAAGTTAAAGCATTTGATGTATCTGAGAGCGAGAGTGAAAAATCTAGAGAGATGCAGAAAAAAATGTTAAAAGAGAAATTAGCTTCGGCAGATAGAGTAGCAGCCTCTGCAAAGAGTAGTGATCCAGGTGGTGGAGGACTTCTAGGGGGTGCAGTAGGAGGAATTATAGGAGGAGCTACTAAAGCAGTTGGAGGTGTCGCTAAAGGCATCGGAAAAGTATTTGGATTTTAATAGGAAATAATTATGGCAAACGATGAACAGAATAAACAAAAAAAAGGACCAATGAGCAATTTTGAAGAAGCTCTTGGTTATGTAGGACCACGCTTGGTATCGCTGCTTATAGGCGGTCATGAGGCTATGGAAGATACGGATAAAGTATTGAAAGGAGCTGAGGAGCAACGTAGGTATCGCCATAAAGAGCAATTAGCTGCTCAAGATAGGGAGTTTCAAAAAAGGATAGCTGATAAAAAACTAAAACTGGCGGAAGATAAAGCTGCTAGAGGTCCTGAAGATAAAAAGATGACTAGCTATCAAAAACAAACATTAGATCTTAAAAAAGCAGAAGAAAAAAGAAAAAGGGATGCAGAAAGAAGGCGAGGAGAACAATTTATACATTATAAAGGTGTTCAATCTAGAGCATCTGATAAAGAAGTAAAAGAGTTTGCTCAATTTGATGAAGGGGAAAGAATACTAGGTGAAATCGAAGAGATCTATAGTAGAGGTGATGTTCATGAAGATTTAGGTCCTTATGGATCTAGAATGGAACAAGCTAAAGCTAATATACCAGGAATGGAAAGAAGTGATGATTTTGTAGTAATGCAACAATTAGTAGGAATCACTCTAGCAAATTATGTAAAAAGTATTTCAGGAGCACAAGTATCTGAACAAGAAGCTCAACGATTAAAAAAGAATATACCTGAAATGGGAGATAAACCTAGAGCATTTAAAACTAAATTTGATACTTTTAAAAGAATGTTAAATGCAGCTAAAACTGATTATATCAAAAAAGTGGGAGCACAAAAGAAAGGTGCTTTACAATATTTGGATAAAAAAGAAGAACCAGATTTAAAAAGAAAAGCAAATATGGATAAATACAATTTAAAATAAGGTAATATAATGACATCAAGTAAAGAAGATTTTTTAATAGCTTTAGATAAAGCAGTAGAAGCAGGAGATGATGGAGCTGCTCAAGATATTGCTGATGAATATAAAAAAAGATTTATGTCTAAAAAATCAGCTCCTACTGAAGAACCTGAGCAAGAAAGGACTATGTTTAAACATGGAAGTGGAGAAACTCCAGGTGAATTAAAGGCACTTGCTGAAGGGGGACTAGAAGGAGTGTTTATGGGCTCTAAAGATGAATTAACTGCAGCGGCAGAAACAGTATATGATGTAGTTTCAGAAGCAGGTGAACAAGCTATTACTAAGGGTATGACTGGTGTAGATATGAATTTAGCTGAGATTGGAGAAACTTATTCTAGACATTTAGACCAAAATAGAGAAGATACAAAAAAGATAAGAGAACAATATGGAAGTTGGTATGATACAGGAGATTTGGCAGGTTCTATTCTAAGTATGGTTGGTACTGGAGGTTTAGTATCTCCTTCTATAAAAGGATTAAAAGGATTACCTTGGTTATTTAAAGAAGAAATTACTAAAGGAAAAGCATTAGGAATGATTGGTGCCCAAGGAATGGCACATGGATATGGTAGATCAGAAGCAACGACTATTGAAGGAAAACTAAATGCTATGGGAATAGGAGGTGCTGTAGATGTAGCCGCGACAGCTGTAGGAGGAGGTCTTGGTGGAGTAGCAGTAAAGTACGGAGGAAAACTTTCTACCAAAATAGGAGACAGTGCTTATGCTAACTATTTAATAGGACATCTAAATACTGGTAAAAAAATTCTTATAAAAGAATTACATAAATATAACAAACCTATGGCAGAACATATTGCAAGAATGGTTAATTATACAACAAAAGACGGTGATTTTCTTATTAAAGGAAGTAGAACTGAACCAGAACTTTTCAAACTTGCTATTTCAGAAAAGGAACTGCAAGGAGGATTAATAGGCAGCTCTTTAAAAGAAATGAATCATACGCCTGATCCTATGAGAGTATTTACTGATGTAAATGATCATTTAACTAAAAAAATAAGAATAGCTGAGGAAGGAAAAAATTTAGATTTAGTAAAAAATTTAAAAATTCAAGAACAAGAAATTAAAAATAAATTTATGATAGACGTTCCTACAGCAAAGGGAAATATAGAAAGAGTACCTCTTAAAAGATCTTTACATGAATTACATCAATTAAAAACAAGTTTAGATGGCGACATTAGCGACGCATCTAGTGAATCTCTTAAAAAGGCGTACGAGAGTGTACAAGAAGGTTTAGGAAAAACAATTAGACAAATAGCTGAAGAACAAGAACCATCTACTTCTAATGTTCTTGCAACATTTAAAAAAGCTTCTGAAAGCTACGGAGATTTAGCAACTACTGCAAAAGTAATAGAACATAAATTAAAAAATGCAGGAGCTGAATCAGGTGCTTTAAATATATTCAAAGCATATATTGCTAGAAGTGGTGCGGTAGCAGTTGGGCTTCATGCTGCAACAGATATGGATATAACAACAGCTGGTATAGTAGCTTTAGGGATTAATAAAATGATTACTAGTCCTGCAATAGCTGCTCCTATGGCACACGGGTTTAAAAAAATAGCAACAGCTTTTAAGAAAAATCCTGCCAAGTGGGAAAGAGCTGCTCAAGATTTAACAGCGGCTTCTGCATTATCTTCAGATGCCTTTGAAGAAAAAGCAATAGAAATTGGTGCTCAAGTAGATTTATTTAATGACCCTTTAGAAAGAACTATGGCAAGTGTACTTAAGAAGAAAGGAAGTATATTAGCTGTAGTTGATTCGATAAGTCCAGATTTAAGTGATCAATTAAGAGAAGCTATTGATAATCAAAGTGAAGAAGCAATTGGTCAATTAATGGGAATAGTAGAGGAATCTATTCCTACTGTAATGTTACCTGGAATCGGCTTTAATGGAAAAGCTATAACTAAAGCAGATACTCAATCAGTTCAATCTTGGATTGCAGAAAGAAAGAGTACTAGAAAGAGAAGAGCATTAACAGATCAGTTTAATAAAGATGGTATGATACCTATGGATATGCTTACTGGAGAAGAAATGGAAGAACCAGATAAGCAATACATATATAAAGCTATACAAGATAAACTTAAGAATAAACCTTATTAATTATGGAAGATTTAAAAAAGAATATACAAGACATTAAAGAAAGTCAGATCCGCATAGAAATAGATTTAAGCTATCATATAAAAAGAACTGATTTACTTGAAAGCCAAATTCAAGAACAAAGAAAGATTATGGCTCCTTTATATGTGTTAGAATGGTTAAAAAATAATTATAGATTTATAATATTTTTAGCAAGTTTTATAGCGGGTATAGTCTTTATTATTAATAAAAAAATATAAGGAGAAAGTATGTATGATGATAAATTAAATAAAGAGGAGTTATCTAAATTATATGAGTGTGTCGCCACAATTACATCTATTACAATAATGGGAGTTTTAATATTTATAGCAACTACTTTTCAAGAGATGCAAGGAATTAGATTATTAATGTATACATATGGACTAGGTTTATTAACTAGACCTTTATCTGAAAGGATGAAGAAATTAATTGAGAGGAAATAATGATTACTGTAGAAAAAATTCGAGAGCTTGAAAGAAAAGCTGCTAAAAAAAGATTAGCTAGAAAGAAAGAGAAAAGTGAAAAGGAAGAAGAGAATGAACAAGAAAATAAATCTTTTCTTGCAGATCTATTCTATAAAAAGAAGAAATAATGACAGATAAGAAACAATTAAAGAATGAACAAGTTAAAGACAATAAGATGGATTCTTTTCTTAGAAAAGTTAGTAGGACTAATAAGTTTAAATTTAAGAAAGGTAAATCTATTCAAGAACATATTAAAGAGTTAAAGGAAGAAACAGAATATTCTAAAGAAGAAAAAGAAGAGTTAGCAAAACAAGACTTTGTAACTTTTGAGGATTTATAATGGGACTATTTGATTTTATAACAAATATATTTAAACCAGCTTCAGATATTATTGATGAATTACATACTTCCGATGAAGAAAAGGGAAAGTTAAAAAACGAGTTAGCAAAAATACAATCACAAGCTCAGGGAAGGATTTTAGATTATGAGACCAAATTAGCTGATGTCAGAGCAAAGTTGCAAATGGCAGAAGTTGCTTCCCCACACAAAATCGTAGCCTTATGGCGTCCCTTATGTTCAGTAGCACTCGTTACTATAATTATCTTAGCTTCTTTTGGTTTATGTCACCCTGGTCCTGAGCTTTATAAATTGGCTGAGATCTTCTTAGGTGCCTATGCCGGAGGACGTACCATAGAGAAGATTGTAAGTGCAAGTAAGCTAGGCAAGTAAGAAACCACATGCATTAATGGAATAAGCTCCACCCTGGTATAATATCTATTCCGAGCCTAGATTTTATAAAGTAAAGCAATTTAATAAAATACCAAGCCAGTACTGAGAAGAGCATAAATTTCCATATTACTTTAAACATCACAATAAAGGCATAAGTATCTCTACTTACTCTTTTATCTAAACTATCTTTACTCATCTGGATTCTCCATTTTATTATGACAATATAAAAACATGGTATTTGCCATAACATGTGAAAGATGGTGTAACCCCGACTCAGGGTCGATTATCTCTCCCTTTCTATATGCTTGAAAATGACGGAATAAAGCAGCTTCATATTTATATGGTTCAACCTGCTTCCAGTTATCTCTATTATATTTAATAGCACCCATGGTGAGAACTTGGGCTAGTTCCTCTAAACAAGCTGGATCAATGAGATCATACATAGCTTTACCTGTATCAAACTTCATTCCTTTTTTTTCTGTCATTAAGCTCCCTAAATATGGATCTGGACGGCGGTATTAAGTCCTTAGACACCGCCCATAAACTAACCCATAACCAATTATAACATACTACTTTTTTTAAGTCTACCCCATCTTTCATACCAAGACAAAGTAAATAAATCTTCTAAATAGACAGCTCTTTTAGAAAATTCTAACCATTTAACACGAGGCATTTTTATAAGATCTTTTTTAAATAAAGTTTCTATTTTAATACATCCATATATAGTTACTTCTTTGGCATCAATATCAACAAGGCAAGGAATAAGAAAATCCCTATTAGTACGATTTCTAAAGAGTTTGTCAGTATGTCCTTTACCATTTCCTCCATACTGAAGAATATATGACGCACCATATTGCTCTTCGGATTCTTTAGACTGAGATTTGCAATGGAATCTATACCCATCATTATCTTGTAAATCAGCATCATAACTTTTATCCTTAGTTTTATAGATTTCAAAATCAGGACTTTTTAGTTTTAACCCTAATCTCTTTAACATTTTATATATCCCTATCTCTCCTAATGCTCCTATAGTAATATCATATTTAATTTTTTCTTGATTAGACTGACCTCTTTTATTGTAATGGGAAAAAGAATCTTCTATTCTAGCTTCTGCAAATTTCTTTGCTATCTCCAGATCTCTGTTCTTTAGTTCTATTGTCACGCTCTTCATTAAGCCTCTCCTCTAATCTCTTTTTCATTATATTGTATCTAATCTTCCAATAGTCTATTTGAGATTTATATACATCTATTGTCTTTTCAGCTTTTTTAAATTTCATATATATTCTATTCTTATCATTAATTAACTGATCGATTAACTTATCTCTACTGCTAGAGATTTTTTTTATTTTAGACATGACTTTACCCTTTATATTTAGGACACCATGCATAGTGATTAGAATAACCTAACTTATCAGAACCACATTCACACACTCTAGAAGTATACTCATTATTAACTATATTCATTAACTCTTCTAAATTAGTATGTAATTCTGTTAAATATTCTTCAGGAATTGTAAGCTCATCTGCATTTGCATTAATAATTATAACAACATACATATTACAGGGGTGGGGATCTGGTAATTTAAACCTATCAGTTACATAAGCTATATCTCCTTTATGGAGACCATCTCTACTTATCTTAACATAATCATAGGGTTCAAATGCGAAGCTCATTTACAATACCTTTCTGACACTGTGGTATCTACTCGAATAGCGACATCAGGGACGACTACTTGCATAGATTGTACCATAATTTGCTCTTGAAGTACACGCATTTCTGCTACTTTATCTATAGGCACTTCTGTAATAATCTCATCATGTACAAAGCCTACCAGTTTAAATCCTTGTGTCATAAGGTTATATAAGGCTATTTTAGCACCGTCTGCGGCTAATCCTTGAAAGGGCGTATTCTTCTCCGCACAGAAGGTAGTGTCGGCTCTGAGACGTCCTGTACGAGTCCATACAAGCCCTTCCTCACCAGCTAGGTATTCTTTCATTTCTGGGAAGGCTTTAAACCAAGTAGCTTTCATTTCAGTAGCTTCTTTAGGAGATATCTCTAATCCATACCCTCTTGAAAATTCAATAAAGGTTTGAATACCTAAGCCTCCTGGAAAGCCAAAGTTTGCAGCCTTAGCTGCCTGTCTTTGCCATTTCTGTACTTCTTCCTCAGGAATAGAGAATAAGACAGAAGCATAATACTTATGTAAATCTGCTCCTTCATTAATCTTATCTTTCATAACAGATT